ACATCAGTGCCTGTTATTGATCCATTCTCAACAGTGATAGTATCATTGTCATTATAACCGAATCCAGTGTTTTGCACAACCACTCCATCTAATTCTGTAACGTAAGATGTTTCCCCATCGTAATTTGCATTTGGATCTGGAACAACATCTTTAACATTTCCATCTAAGTCAGTTTCTGTGGTGTTTGGAAGATAATCTTGGCCAGGGCTAGTTATAACAACACCTATGACTCCAAGAGATTTATTTCCATTTGGATCAGTCACCTCACCCATAACTGGATATCCTCCAGCGCCAAAACCTTTATTGCAACTATCATAGAATGAAAGTATTGGTGGTTGTTTGAATCCGAATCCTGGCCCATTAATTGCAACACCAATGATATTACCAAGAGCGTTTACAATTGAACTTCCACTTGCACCTTGACCACCTCCACCAAGGAAATCAACTCTAGGTGGCCCACATTTAAGAACGTTAGTATCACAATTTGGAGCACTTGGATCTGCTTCAATCATACCATCCACTGTGTCAACGAATGAATCGAGTTTTGATTTTAAACCAGCCTTTGCAATAATTTCACTAAAATTATCTTCAATCGACTCTGAGATTCCATTTTTACTGGAAAATGTCATCGGTTTAGCACAGTCTAAGTTATCACAATCTAAGACGTTGGTGATTATGTTTGCAAATTTAATTGCTTTTGAAAAAGTTTCACTAGGTAAAGCGATTCCACCACCTTGTATATTATTTAATTGAGTAAACAAACCTCCAAGATTAGTATCAATGATATTATTAAGTTGTCCAAACATATCACTCATAAAGTTTTCCACACCACAAATGGGAACATCTAAAACTTGTCCAATCATATTTTCAAGACTCTTAGAAAGATAATCTTTTAATTGATCTATTATCTTTTCAAAATTACAAAAAATAGTATTCTGTAGATTCTTCTGTGCTAATTGTGCTGGAGCTTGATTAAATATATCTGTTTTTTCTTCTAATGTTTTGTTAAACTTATCCATCGTTTCACTAATCACCCAAGATCTACCACGACGAACCAATTTTTTCATTGACTTATGAATTCTATTCGTTGCTAATTGAACTTCACTATTGATATCAACGATAGATCCGATAGCTGGATTTATAAATGTAGCTTGATCATTTAATTGTTTAAGTGTCTGTATTTTACGAGTAAAATCTTTAATTGAATTACTTATGTTTGATATTTCATTCTCCTCACACGGACTAAAACTATCGACAGTTCTATCTTCTCTTGAAGTCTGTTCTAGTTTAGAAATTGTGTCTATGTACATATTATCAGACATCACAATTTTTGGGCCAGGCGAATTAGGGGTCATGTCTGCATGAGCCTTATGTTTACCAAGATCAGCTTTTGGTGAAGTGAAAGGTATAAAATCAGTTTGTCCAGTTGAGTAAAATTCAGATTTTTTTATTCCATCTTCAATAAAGTTTTGTTTGTATAAAGTTCCAAAAATTACAGGTTGTTGTGCGTCATCACCATCCATGAAGAATCCAACTACAACTTCTCCACCTTGATATTGCATTGTTTCTCCTTGGCCACCAGTCGTTGAGACGTTTGATGGTAGAAGAACATGTGCTAGAGGTAACTCTTCATCTTTTAAATCAGTGTCATTTCCATGATAACCAACAATACGGACACGACATCTAAATTGATAGATATCTTTTTTGTCCTTAGCTCTAGTCACCTCTAAAGAATCTTTCCACTTCCCTTTATCTGGATCGGTCACTTGACCAATCCACCATCTCATCGGATCTTTTCCCCAAAAATTAGTTGCTGGTTGATACATTTAATTAGTCGTCATATACTAGACATTCTGGTTCGTCTGGATGTAAGTCACAGAATATTTCTAGAGCATTCGGATCGTGGTGATCTCCTGCCTTAATCTCATCTTTATGATGTTCTGCATACTCTTCTAGATCATGCAATTCTTCTTTTGCATGTCTGCGTGCTGCAGGGTTTGCTTGTGGATCGTCAAGGATTTGTTTATCCTTTTCGATATGATCTTCGATTGATTTCATTTGATTCTCCTGTTTCTTTTATTTAAGCGGTGAACACATCACGAATTAAAGTTAATCGAGTTGTGGCCTTACTACCCTCTAAATTTGATAATGTATGTTTTAATTCAGATATCATATATTTTCCACTAATATCATTATCTTTATCCGTACCATAAGTTGTGGATTTTTCATCTTCACTTTTTCTAAGAGGTAATTTGACATCAATCATGTAACCAGCTCTTAAGTCAGGATTAAAAGGAATAACGATACTCAAAGATTGAGAGAATAGTAAATTATTCCTAGCATAAGACTTATTTTGATAAACGGCAAGCTCTGATTCTGGTTGTGTGTCATCCTTCGTAGCACCAACTTGCATGGCGCCAGGATCTGTTACCCTCAACATTAACCTTGTTGGAAAATTTTCTAATCCATTTGGTAATACAGGTGGTTTCTTTAAATCCATTTCAGATATTTTATAATCAACTATTTTGGTCACTTGATTTTCAATATCAACGTATATAGTCTTATTTGCATACATTCCCATTCTTAAGTTAATTCCAATATCATTAGTTTGATTTAAATTATTTTCAGCAATTCTAAAATCATCCTCCGTAGGAATTTCTGGTTTTCTATAAACAATCGCATTTTCCTCTAATAATTTTTCAATTGATCGAAATACATATCCATCTAACGTCTCAAAAAATAAAAAACCAAAATTTTTATTTCCTGATTGTGCTTTAGGACATAACCACTGAATTGTATCAAATGGTCTTTTTAAATTACCCACAAAGGTATATGAATTGGTAGCTCTATCATCGTTAATTCCCTCAATATTCTTGGAAGTCTGAACACCTTTTCTGTCATCCTTTAGTATTCTAAGAACAATATCAGAAATATTTCCAGTAAATCTTTGATTTAACCTTGATGTTTCATTAATCATTGATTCAACTGAAATAAATTCTAAAGTTGCTAATTGTGAATTACCACTAGTCTTTACATCTTTAACAGAATTTAATATCATAAAATGTTTGTCAGGATCTATTTCAAAATCTTTTTGACTCTCATTTCCAGTTGTCACTCTTAACGCAACATATTCGCCACCAGTTATACCCTCACGACTAATTAATTGATCAACATCAAGAAAAGTAATTGTCATTGATATTGATGGACTTTTTACACTCTCAAAATAAGTGATCGTGGGATTACCTCCCGATATCTCAAAAGGTTCAGATAGAGATGATCCCTCAGTTGGGATTAAAGTACATTCTTTAATAAAATATTTATTTTCCATTATGATATCATTTTAGCGATTGATGATGGTAATTTATCAACTGTCATAGTTTTTATAGTTGTTGACTTAGAAGCCACTGGAATGGGTTGAACCACTTTTTTTGTTACAATCTGCGTCTTAACCATAGGTTGAATTAAAGTCCTTACACTACTTTTATTTAAGTTAGGTGGAACATTAGCAACAACTTCGTTTGGACTTACATATGCATTTTCGGTTGGTGTAACATATTCGGGCCCCTTTTCACCAACAAGGTATGTTTCACCTTTTACCACTGGGCCACCCTCTACTCTTCGATTACCTCCCCATAAACCACCAATTAAACCACCTCTTTTATCAAAATCAAAAAGATCAGCGGTAAAATAATCAGCAACTCCAGATATTAATCTATTAAATCCTTTAGGGCCATCTCTTCTTTCATTATTTTGATTTGCAGAGTATCTAGAAACTTGAATTCCATATATGAATCCCATCTTAAAGAATTCTTTAGCATTAACCGCCTCTGACTTTGGTTGTTCCATGAGTTTATTTGCGGATAATTTCATAGATTTGCGATTTAACATTCTCTCTCTTTCATCCAAAGATTTGTCTTTGTCTAAAAGTTGTTTAAATAAATTTTTAGATGTTATTTTCATTTTAAGCTAGAGATAGATATGGATTTGAAATAACATCAATAAAGTTAACTGAACTAACAGTTTCGCCTATAGACTCAGATTCAATTGAAGATGCTGTAAAAGGTGGTGATGTAGATTGATTATCAGATCCACCAACAGTTTGTGATATTGGAGGCAAAATTTGTACTCCCATGTCATCATCAGGTGGAGTTAGATCATTTGATTTGACTTGAGGTTTTGAAACAGATTCAACTAAACCTCCCTGATTGTATCCTTTTACTTCATACTCCTTTTTAGTATTGGATTTAAAATTTGAAAAACTACTAAAGAGAGAAGTTGGATTTATCTGTCCCGATCTATATCCCACAGTTCCTTCTAAGGATTTTGAAGTTTCATCCATTCCACCGTCTTTTCCATAAGTACTAAAACCTTTCGTTATATCAATGCCTCTTGATTCTAAATCTATTTTTGTAGCTGCATCCTTCTTTGCAGCTGTGGCATATGATGCATCACTATTTGCTAAAATATTAAACATTGTGTCATCGTCTAATCCTGTTCTTCCCTGTAGAACATCTTCAATAGTGACATTTTCAAATCCTTTAATTTTGTGTATTTCACCAAGAAGTTGATCTTTATGTTCTATTAAATCAGGAACTCCAATATCTACACTTTTTGATGTCAACGTTTCAGTCTCAGTAAGAGTTTCTGTAGTTTTATCAGTACCATCATCATATGTTTCTGTATCACTATAATGATCATAATAAGATTCACTTATAGAACTACCAACCATATCTGTCTTATGACTAAAAATAGTTGTACCATCAGAACCCTTTATTTCATATGAATCTGAGGAACGGCCTTTACCAGTATCAAAAAATGATTCTGTTATTACATTTGATTTAAAGTCTCTAGGATCCTCTCTTCCTATGGAAAGTTCAAAAGATGAAGTGGGTTCACTTGTCGAACCAGCCGCAGCATTAATATTTTTTAAAGCATCAACACCAACTTGATTTACTGCATCTTTTGATATAACAAACTCGCCAGGCGTCAACATGGCAGGAACAGTATCTGCATCTCCTGAGCCTGAAACTTGACCACCAAGATTATATTTTTTCTTTTCTTTAAATAATTTAGATCCAGCACCAAGAAGACCCAAAGCAGCAAGAGATCCTAATTGACTATTAGCACCAGATACAGCTTGATTAGCTATATCACCTAGACTCTTTACTAAATTAGACTTACCAGTCTTTTTTTTATCTTCTGCAAAAGGAAGATCATCTTTTAGTTGATCAGCTTTTGATTTACCACCTTTTTGTTGTTTATCTTGCTGAGCAACAATATCATCTGCTAACTTATCTAATTGTTTTGTTTTTTGTTTCTGTTGAACTATGATATAATTTGTTATTTCACTTACGCCTGATTGAACATCTATGAGAGAGGATTGAACTGCTTGAATTAATTGACTGTTTTGTTGAGCAAGAGAAAATGTAACCTCCGACTGTGCCATCGCAGCCTGAGCCAACTCATTAACTGGTTGAAGTGATTGAAAAAAACTATCAACGTTAATTTTTTGATTAGATTGTTCTAATTCCTCATCCATAATTTTGAGCGCCTTCTTGTTGTTGTCTCTTTAAATTTTCATTTTCAATATAATCTTTTAGAAGAGCCAAATAAATGTCTCTTTCCCAAGGCAACATGTTTTCTAACTCTGTTAAGCTATATTTATGGTATTGCATGAGAGCGAAATTAATACGATAATACGATTCAAGATTCTCTCTTGCAATACTTAACCGAAAAAATCGGCTAGGCCCTCCAAAACGATATTACTTTTCTTTTTCGTATTTGGATTTATTACCTCAATTGTATGAGATAATTTAGGCATCGTTGCAAAAAATCTTTCTACTTCTTTATATTGTTTTGAATTCAGTTGTTCTATAAATTGTTTCCTTTCATTAGATGTATAATCTTTTGAATCCCATGCTTCCTCCTTAGTATAAACTGTATCCATACAATCTGCGACTAATTTAAAAGTTTTATCAACAAAAGTATCTGGATCATCTTCTGTATCAAAATTATTTTCAATAAACTGATTCAAAGATGGATATTTCATACGAAGTGTCATATTTTTATCAAGAACAATATCTTGTGTATGACCTTCTGGTCTGACAACCTCTATCTCATCAACATAAACCGTTACAGGAACCTCAGTTTTTCTATCATCTGGACAAGTGACTGTAAGTTTGATATCTTCTCCAATTGATTTAGCACGAATATTTAAAAATATATACTCAATATCAAATGTAGGTAGACTATCAACCTTTATTCCTCTAGTTAAAATACATTTTTTTAAAACGTCTTTAACTGCATTAGTAATATCATTTTGATCTTTTGTTTCAAGAGCAATAATTAATATTTTTTCCTCTTTCACCAAAAATGGTCTATATTTAACTTTTTTACCAGAGGAAGGTAAACTCAACTCATATGTCGGAGTCGTAATTGTTGGTAATGGCATAATAATTTAGATAATTATCGACGATTGTAATTTGGAAGATTTGATCTTATTTGGCGAGCTTCTTCTTTAGTAACTCTATATCCTGTTGGATCTGATGGAAGATTTGTCCCTATTTGTACGGTTGTAGGAACTGGATCGTCTCCTGTTCCATCGTCAAGTACAACACCATGTACTTGATCATAATTATAATCCGTGAAGTATCTATCATAAGCAAGTTGCACACTACATTTTAACACATTTGAGTTACCATAGGCAACTCTCATTGATGTCATATTAGTAGGCCAAACATTAATAAATTCATAAGTCAGAAGTTTAGTTGTTGATTTTCTTATTTTAATTTTTTCATGAAAAGTAGCTGCGTCATCAGTGTTGATTATTCTCTCTTCATCTATTTGGTCAACTAAAAAATCATTTTCAAATTTTGTTATATGTAATATCTCTTTATAAGTTTCTGGATAATTAAAACGACCATAAGCATTTGGATCTCTCTTAGCTGTATTTAAAGGATTAATATATGTCATCCATGATTCTAAAATTTCAAGAACTACATGATCGGCATCAACATAGAATACTAAGTTAAGTGGTGGGAAAGTTCTAAGGTTTGGAAATTCCTCTTGAATACCTTGATGATGTCCTACAGCAAGACTTGTTTGAAAACTTGTGCCTGGTATTTCTGCCTCAGTACACATTAGTGATAACTTTTCTTTAAATCCACGACCTTGAGTTCTTTTATTTTCATCTCTACTTCCAAGTTCATCCAACCAATTTTGAAATCTACCAAAAGAGAAAGTTACTTGATATAGAGTATCAAGAGAAACTCTTTGCACAGTTTCTCTAATCTCATTCATACCTCCTTTTGATCCAGCTATTATTTGATCTGGTCTGGGAAATATACTCTTAGAAACTGAATGTTTATTTGACACGATAAATATATTTGTGTTGTTATTATTATATATGAGTTATAAGGGAATATATAGGCCTTCTAACCCTCGAAAGTACAAGGGTGATCAATCTAATATTATTTATCGCTCTCTTTGGGAGCGAAAATTCATGAATTACTGTGATTTGAATGAAAATATCATCGAATGGGCGTCTGAGGAATTTTGGATTCCATATTTAGATCCGACAACTAATCGTGTTCGTAGATATTTTCCTGATTTTTTCATTAAATATAAAGACAAAGATAATAATATTCGTAGATCAGTGATTGAAGTGAAACCAATGAGAGAAACACTTGAACCAAAGATAACAAAGGGTAAATCAAGAAAAACTCTGATAAATGAATCAATGACCTATGTTAAGAATCAAGCAAAGTGGAAGGCAGCGAAAGAGTTTTGTGCAGACCGTAAATTAGAGTTTAAAATCATGACTGAGAAAGAATTAGGAATCAGATGAGTATTCTACAAAACATATTAGATAAAGTTGGTGGTCAAGTCAATGAAGAATTCTTTCGTCAACAATTAATACAAGAACTTGGATCAACAAACTTTGATGATGATGCTGCAGATACAGGTGGATTTGCTCCTGGCCAACTATATTTTTTTACATACCAAGCACAAACAAAACAACCATATTATGACATGTATCCACTATCATATGTGATTGAATATCAAACAGGTGGGTTTCTTGGTTGCAATCTTCACTACCTTCGTTTGACTCAAAGAGAAGAACTTGCGATGAGCTTACTAAATAACTCTGCTCAGGGTGCGATTGCTGTGCCTCGTCGAACTCTACATAAATATGTTTATGCTGGTGTCAGAGGTCAACCATATCGAATTCCAGAATCTGAATGGACAGACGTGGCTCAATTGCCAACTGAAAAATTTGTCGATATGAGAGGGATTAGTGTCCCACGAAGTAGAATTTACAACACAAACTAATGGCAGATCCAATAGAAAGTAAACAATATACAATAGAGACAAATTCCTCTGATGGAACTTTTGGTGCATTATTAAAGTCTAAAAGCAATTATACATTTCAATATAAAGATGGTGAATTAGTTGGTGCTATTAGAACAGATGATGGAGTCAGAGGCGCTAAAATTAAAAAACAGGTTAATCCAGATAGTAAAGAATGGAAACAATTACTAGAGAGCACTTCTTATTTTGATAGTGATGGGGATGAAATTAAAAAGAATGCTGCAACACAATCTTATAATGAAGCGATTCATAAGGGAGAAATTGATAATTATATAGATGATATAAATGATCCAGTTGGAGGAAATAAAATAGTTTCTGATGAAAAATTAGGCAGACATTATAGAGAGGAGACTAATTCACTAACAAATGAAGAATTAATAAATGAAGCAGAAAAGGAATCTTTAAAACCAGAAAATATCAAAGGTCAAAATATAAAAGACAAATATGATAAAAGGAAAAAGGGATATAAAACCAAAACCGTATATCGATATCCTTTAGATATATCAATTAGACAAGATCATTTAGAAATATCTAGATATAACTATCAAAGATCGTCAGTTCAAGGTAGTAGACCATCTAGATTAGTAGAGACTCGAACAAAAGATGACTTTGTTTGGGATAAAAACACAATGGGTGGAAATGCAAATAAAAGAAAAGATGCGAAGAGAGAATATCTTAAAAAACCAAGTACGACCACATATACAGAAAAAAAGGGTGATAGTATGAAGGGAAGCACATATTTTGGTACTGTTTTTCTACCAATGCCAAAGGTAGTTGATACAAATGGTGCAGAGTGGGGAAAAAGTGAATTAAATATACTTGGTTTAGCAGCTGCTTCTCTTGGAGAAGGTTTAGGTCAACTTGGTTTAGATGCAGAATCACAAGCTGAGTTAGAAAATGCTAAATCAATAATAGGAGCTGGAGATAAAACCAGTAAAATGAAAGACATTGGTGGTGCATTTGCATCTCAATTCTATTCTGGAGCTGTTGCAAGAGCAACTGGTCAAAATGTAACCACTGACCAACTTCTTGCTCGAGCAAGTGGTAGAGTTTTAAACCCAAATGCAGAAATGTTATTTGGTGGGCCAGTTTTAAGAGATTTTAGTTTTGATTTTACGATGATCGCAAGAAGTAGAGACGAGGGAAAGCAAATCAGAAGAATTATTCGATTTTTTAAAGAAGGAATGGCACCAAAATTTAATAATTCAACTTTTTTAACAACACCTGATATTTTTATTCTTAAATACAAAAGAGGTGAAGGACATGACTCTGATACAATAAATACTGTGAATAGATTCAGTCCAGGCGGACTTGCATTAAAAACAATTGCAGTTGATTATGCTCCAAATGGTTATTGGTCTGCATATCAAGATTCTCAACCAATCGCACTTAAAATGAGTTTAAACTTTGCAGAATTGAGACCAATATATCAAGATGATCACTTTGATACTCCAGAAGACAGTGTAGGATACTAAAATGACATACTCAGGATCTCCAAATTCTTATTTCAGACAATTACCAGATTTAGATTATCCATCTTTAAAGAATGATCGAACATCTGCCTATGATTACGAAGTTGTTAAAAATATCTTCAAAAGAGCTGTGATGAGAGAAGATATTATGAATGATGTGGTCAATTTTACAAAATATTCAGTTCAAGATGATGAAAGACCTGATCAAATTGCATATGATTTTTATAATGATGCTGGTTTAGATTGGGTAATATTAACTACAAATAATATCATTCATGTAAGAGATGAATGGCCTATGGGAAACCAAGATTTTCTGACATATTTGAATGCAAAATACACGGCAGAGGAATTGTCAAATATTCATCATTATGAAACAAAAGAAATTACAGACTCAAGAGCAAGAGTGATACAAAGAAAGGGACTTTATGTTCAATCAGATCATTCAATCACATATGTAGATAATGGTGTCACAAAAACTGCATCAGAAATTACACAAGTTACTTTTCTTGAAAATGAAACAAACTTAAATGATGATAAAAGAGAAATTAATATTTTAAGACCAGAATTACTTGATATGCTTCTTACAGATGTTAGTGATATTATGACATATCAAAAATCTAATCAATATATTAGTGATAGATTGAAGAAAACAGAGAATCCAAGAATAATTTCGCCATAAAAAAAGAGGTCGTTTTGAGCGACCTCTGGCGTAAAAATGGCCCCGAATTTTTTTCGGGGTATTTTCTAATTTTCAGCTAGTTTTGCAA